TCATCGCACGGCTCGAATCTTTCCACCGTCCGCTTCCAAATAACCTTGTTCATGCAATCGTCGCATTCCCGCTCTCACTGTTCCATTATCACGCTGAGAGTATTGACTAAGCAGTTGAATATCAGGCGTGTGCCAATCATTCCGATACCTGTTCAAAGTAATCCGCAGCAACTTGCGTTCGACATCGCTAAGCATCAATCACAACCTGCAGCTTTCTACCTTCATAATGTCCAGAAACGGGATAAATTATTTGCCTTTCCCGGACTACACGGCCAGCTGCCACAACTCGATGACTGGCAAGTATGTTATCAGCGTTGAACGTCCGCAGTTCCTTCCTCTCAAGACAGTATGCGGATAATTTATCGCCGCTAACAGACCGTACCTCAATTTTTCGTTGCGACAATTTCCCTGCTTTGTCCAGATAGATAATCTCTAAGGTATGGCCAATATGTTTATCCATGTTGTCACTCCTTTTACGAACATTTGTTTGCCATAATTATATACGAACGTATGTGCTATATGCAAGAACAAAAAAAGCCTAGGAAAATTTACCTGGGCTCTACGTAACATTTCTATTTTTCACGTTCTATTTTTTCCTCAATGGCCGTTATGATGTAATCATTTAGACTCACACCTGCCGCAGCCGCTGCCTCTTCATATACTGCTTTTCTTCCTTTCTTGACGTAAGGGTACAGCCGATCATAATTTGCAGCATTGAATTTGTTCTTTGCCCTTGTTGCCGCGCTCCCTTTCTTTTCGTCCAAAGTAACCACCTCCATTTTAAATATATCACCTCAATTATACTACCGCAAGTATATTTTCTATTGACATTATACTCACGTGAGTATATAATAGAGATAAGGAGGTGGCAAACAAGATGAAGAAAAAAAGAAAGAAACAGCAAGTAGATAATCGAGCTAACATCATCGTGCTTATGACGGCAACCATAAGCCTGATAAACTCAATTATCGCCCTCATCATCACACTGGCGGACTAAGCCAAATCATTAAGCCGGACCCCTTCGGGGGTCTCGGCAAAACGGATGGTGAAATACAAGGGTGCTGTTTCTTTCTTCCATTATACCACAAAGGGGATGACGATATGAATAAAGCCAATAAGATACTGAGTCTAGCCATTGCCATTAGTGCGGTATCAGCTGTAATAAGCGTAGTTGCATTGATAATAGCCTTAGTAAAATAAAATTTAGGGGTTTAGATTATGAATCAAATAATGCTGGAAATGGCGATAGGCAGGCAGCTAACCGAACTGGAGCTCAAGGTAATGAACTGGGTAAACGGATGGGAACTCGAAACGTCAGGAGCTTTAATGGGCCTGATAATGGACGCCCAGGAAGCTGGGTTCCAGAAGGCTTTGAACAATCGTTGAACCGCCAGATGGATACTATCAAAATAAAAAAAGAGCCCTGGATATACTTACCCAAGGCTCTTTTTTGCCGGTGTTTCCGGACATGTAAAATATACCATAATCTGTATGTACTGTCAATCCCAGATTTCCTCTGCCAGCTCCGCACCCACAACATCCGTGATAATTAACCATTCGTATTCGTCCGCGCTCTTTTCTAGCCGAACAGAATCGCGCTGGATCCGCGTAACAATGCCGGCCACCTTCCTTATCTCGAACTCCGTAAACACGCGTATATTCACGACTGCCGACCGCAGCAATGACGTGTGGAATGCGGTAGATATTAGCGCGAGTTCTTGTTCGTCCAGCTCCGGCTTTTTAATCCGAAGGTCTTCACGTTTACCCTTATTAAGAACTGCGATATGCTCCGGTATTAAAAACCGACTGCTCTCCCATAACCCATTTGCTTCAAGTTTTTTCGTCATAACCATCCCTCCATTACGAATATATGTTCTCATTATACAATGAACATATACGGAGATAGCAAGAGGAAAATAAAAACATCGCATTTCGCGGGAAAGAGGTTTCTTTCTTCCATATATCGCCAAAATGTGACTTTTGTAGTAGAATTATGTCGATTACATTTTATGGAGGAGATTATTAAATGAAAAAGGTACTAATCACTTTAACAATTTTTATTTTGGCCATGTCTGTTGGTGTCGGTGCTTATGCTGCCACAAAATTAACCCTCGTGGTCAATGGGGAAAAAATCACGAACGCCGATCCTAAGTTAATAGACGGTGTAACTTATGTTCCTCTGCGTGCAGTTGCTGAAATGCTTGATGCTTCTGTCGGATGGGATGGAAACACAAGTACCGTAACAGTCACAGGAAAGGATTTCAAGGCATCCTCTACGACCTATGACGCTACACTAGAATTCCCTGTTGACAAATACCCCGAAACAGCAGCACATATTCAAGCAGCCATAGCCAAGGGACAATCGGCAATATGTTCAATTGATCGTGGTGGCGCGGATAAAAACAGGGAAGAATCTCTCAAAGGTCTCCCGACAAAATCCGGATTTGATCGAGATGAATGGCCGATGGCCATGTGTGCAGAGGGCGGTAAAGGTGCTGATATTGCATATGTAACGCCCGCGGACAATCGTGGTGCTGGATCTTGGGTAAGTAACCAATTAGAAGATTTTCCCGATGGTACGCGAGTTCTATTTGTGTTTGATGGCAGTTCAACTGCGACTACAACAACTCCCGTAACAAAGCCTAGTAACGAAATTGGTAACACATCAGATATTATTTATAACTCTTGTGCAGAAGTTAAAGCAGCTGGTAAAGCACCTATACATAAAGGAGATCCAGGTTTCAGCACAAAACTGGATCGTGATGGAGATGGAGTTGCCTGTGAAGGATAAATGAAAAAAAGCCCTCAATCCACATTTGGAAAGAGGGCTTTTGTATGCAAACTACTTTTTTGTTTTGAAAATCCTCAGCGTTGTGGCCAAGTTCCTCCAGAATCCATAATCTCCAGTTGGATCCGAAACAAGTCCGGTCAATGCATCCTTGCCAAATTCCTTTACAAACCATTCAGGAGCCCTTGTCACGGCCTGTTTTTCCTCCATATCCTTTAATTCACTCTTTAATGTCACAACTTCTTTTTTTAGAGCGTCTAGTTCTTTCATGTCTATCTCCTCCTCTACTTTTTCAGGTACCTTTGGCGCGAGCTCCTGTAGGTATGCAGTCGGCTCAAAACAGTTATTAGGTCGATACGCTATATATCCAAAAGATGGCGAGGATGTTTTTCGAATCTCATAATGCAGATGTGGTCCTGTGCTCTGTCCTGTATTACCCAATCGTCCTATCATATTTCCTATTTCAATCTTCTGGCCGACCTTTACGACTGCCATGTCAAGGTGCGCGTATATGTGCAGGTGTCCTGTCTTTGGATCCTTGATAGCCACCACTATTCCATAATTGCCTAATCCACTGCCTGTTTCTCCTAGTTTTGCGTGCATGACTTCACCCGCAACAAAGGCGTATATAGGGGATTGGCTGGCTTTTACGAGATCAATTCCTGTGTGAAATTCCCTTCCCCCTTTAATAGGGGAATCTCGCCAACCGAAAGGGCTGCTAATGCGATATCCTTCAAACGGGTTCATTGCCTCCCCTCCCCTTTTGTTTCATCCCCTTTGCCCTTGAGTTGTTCCAAGAACTTCACGATGCCAGGCGGTAGGTTTACGCCAAGAGGACCTAAGTTTTCTACAACAGAAAGCCCTTCGCGACCCGCATAAAAATATATCGCCAATGTCCGAAAAACTGGAGCGTTCCCGCCGGCGAACTCATCAAGCAACACAGCCATGAAAATGACAAGTAGAACGACTCCTTTCCTGATCCCTCCCCAAAACATCACTTCACTGTTCACGTTTTTGGTCTTGATGGCTCCCAGAACGCCCGTTGCATAATCAAGAATCATGAGATATGCGAGTATCTTCAAAGGAGCATCCCACCCCCCTAAGTAAACTGTAGCAAACGTACCTATTGCCGCGGCTATCCCGCCAGCTGCAGCCTCTTTCCCGCTTGCTCCCGCCGCGGCCGAAACAAGATTAAACCCCACCATTTTAATATCCATTTATAACTTCCTCTCTTCCCTTTGGGGCATAAAAATAGCGTCGATTTCTCGACGCTGATTACAATGCTTCAATTGCCTGATATGCTAACTCAACTTCTCTCATAAGCTTTTGCGCTTCTGTTGCCTGCTGGGTCGCTCCGTTCGCCTGGAAAGCAGCAAGGTTCATCTGAAATTCAAAGTATTGCATTTGCAGGTTTTTTAGCCTCTGCTGCTTTACCTGCTCTCTTACTTCTGGATCGATTGTCATTGTCATGATCATTTCCTCCTAAAAATTAGTAATATGGTATTCTTCTGTTGTTTCCATTTATTTTTACTTCAATGTAGCCCATTGGTGTAGCCGGGAGTGCGGAAGCCCCTCCACTGCTTGCTGAAGTATACACAGGAGAAGTAAGGTTTAGATTTCCAAAGTTCCATCTGCCGTTTGCGGTTACTACTGCATTTGTATTGCCGATATCAAGCAAGCCTGAATTAAGATCCTGAAGCATTGTCCTGAACCTCCAGGTTCCTTGTCCATAAGTAGTGCCGCTTGAATTGCCTAAGTACAAATTGCTGTTTGGGCTGATCGTAAGATCGCTATTACGTGACCTAATGTTAGTAAAATAAGTATCGCTTGAATATCGCCATACTCCCTTTGCGTAAACATCAGGCGAACCGGAATCTGCCCCTATATTAAGTTGAGATGATGGCATCATAGTGACTGTCGATCCATCAGATGAAAACATAAGCTTTTGGGACCCAAAGTAAAAAAGCGAGAATGTCCCTGGTGCAGCCCCCGGCCCTGCAAATTGAGTTGCAGAGATAAGTCCATGGTAAGATCCACCACTTGATTGACTGTATAGGCCGTTGCTGTCTATTTGTATCCTTGGATACGTATTACTCGTTTGTAGAACAGCCCCCGTGATTACCCCTCCTGAGATGGTAGGGGATTCTATGGTAGTTGACGTAATTTTGGTTGATTGTATGTAGCTCGGAAGTACAGGTATGGGCGTGTTACTCGGCAAGGCTCCTACATCAGCTGCTGTAGACGGAATGAATGGTTGATTCACTACATTCCCCCAGGTGATAGTTGCATTTGGCCCCATCTGCACATTTGATCCGACTACAAGCCCCATCAACTGTACATCACCATTCGTATCTGCATAAAATCGATCTTGCCAAATCGGAGCTTGAGGTGTTCCAATATTCTTCTTGACCTTGATCCCACCTGATCCTGATATAACAGTTTGAGACTTTTTGTCATCTCTCGTGGAAGTAATCACGTCACCATCAATGACTGTATCCCCGCTCGCTGACATGATCTTAACCAAAGAAGAATTAATAATACCGGCATTTAGTTCATCAGCTGTAAACCCGCTTCCCTTGCCGAACGTCCTCCAGTTCCAAGATCCACCAACCTTGTTGCTGGCTATGGCCAGAATATTAGGACCAATGTACAAAGCGCCATAGTCCGGGCTGCTTATATCTGTATTCTCGAATAACATGCCTTTGCCATCGATGACTTCAGCATTTGCATATGACCCGCTGGCTTTGATTTGGTTCTGAAGTGTATTTATGATGCCATCCAGCCAAAAGGTGTTTACACGCCCTTTGTACGTTGTTTTTTCAACAACCTTTTGCACATTCCGGAACTGAACCAATGCATCCTCAATGCCAGGACGGAAGTTCCCGAGCACAACGTCGGGAGAACGCCACGGTTCGCGCGGATAGCGATTATAACGAAGAATTCGGGCGAGAATGTCAATCCCTAACTCTTCGTCGATGACGCGGATTGTATCGCCTATTCCAAAGGATTCGGAATCATCATATCCGGTCAGCGCCTTGAGCTCCACCACACTCATCTCATACGTCACTTTTGGCGTATCCAGTTTTGTGAGATGATCCAACCCAGCTTGGTATAATTTGTCCTTGTCTTCGATATCACCAAAGGTTACGCTGGATGCTTTAGGAATTCGATAGTTTCCGATATAGGGACTGTCAATGTAAGACGTTCCCGCCACATTCCCCGTAGCTCCTGCAATGCTGAGCTTGTCCTTGCCGTACACATACAGCCTTGTCACGATACCTTGAGCGTCCGTATACTTCTTGATGGACACTTGGTTTTTACCGTACCTAAATTGTACTCCAGTATCATTTCCATATTCCGGATAAAGTGTAATTCTGAATTTGCCGTCCGGATCTGGTAGACCCGAGCAATGAAAGTCACAATCCCACATCTCCAGCAACGTCTTTAATCCACTAACTGGCGTGCAATCCTCAACGGCAAAATCATGATTACCTGCAATCCGTGTTGCGTCCAGCTTAAAACGAGTGCCCAGGATAAGCGCGTCACCAGCTGCTTGCGCTGTGGTGTTTGTTTGAATGATGGATTCAACATACCCGCTTAGCAGTTCAAAAAAGACATGCTCACACTGGATATTAGAAATGAGCATTCCGCTCTCGTCACGGATTTCATCGAATGTGCGGACGATATAGATATCGCCATCCATTTTGATTTGTGCATCTTCCTGGATATACTGCCATTTCTCATCGGACCGCGGAAGCGTAAGGCTCAGTGTTGTCATTCCATTGAGATCATCTGATATTAATACTTCGTCGGCATTCTCCAAAATGGCAAGCCCAAATCCGTCATAAGCAGACTCAAACTGATCATATATTATTGGAAAATTCATGTGTCACCCCCTCAGGTAAATTTTCCTACCCTCAAATTCCCAATCGCTTGGGAATATCGTTAGGCTCCGACCATCTGAACGACATTGATTTCTATATCATCCATTGTGACCGCTCCTGAAAGAACGCTAAACCACGCTAATCTATCGATCGGGGTATACTGCAATTCATCCAAGCTATCGCCGGATTGATACAATTCAATGACTGCTGTCTCACCATCAGAGCATATCCAGATTTCAAGCTGTGTATCTTCTTCTGGAGAATTGATCAGTATCCTTGTGGATTCTTCTACCGTTGCAAGGCGAATGCCGCCGCGCCAATATTCTCCTGAAGAGATTGAAATATCCATGGCCTCTTGGACTAATGAAAAGTTATGCCAGCTTGTTTCCAGCGATCCTTGTACCTGTATAGTGTTGATCATCCTTCAGCCCTCCAATTCACATCGATTTTTCCAGCTACATAAGCATTTACTCTCAATGTATAACCCGTAGTTGTTACATTTTCGGCTGCTATATTGATATAGCCCGCTGTGCCACCTGCCGCTCCTGTAAGCGTCAATGTCACCGTTGGAGGCTTGGCATAAGCAATAGGGAATGTAACTGCCACTGTTACCGCTGTCCCTGCTGTGGCAATTGTCGCAGATGCCGCGCCGCGTTGTAGTCGTTCCCCCGCACCTTTTAAATAAGTCGTAACAAGACTTCGAGAAATTGTACTTGTAATAGCAGCTTGGTCCGTCTGGTTCTGGACGAGATTTGAAACGATTGTTGCTATGTTGCTCGCGTAATCTCCGCTGATTTGCAATGTAGGTGCTGTGAGTGCGTATTGATCTAGTGCGATATAATCGACGGTGTATTCGGCTGTTGGGTCATAATCAAAGGCGTTAATATACGCCCTTTGATTCCCGTTAGAAAAAATGGAGTTTCCTATAAGCCATTTCGAGTCTTTAACATCATTTTTGTAAATCGCCAATATCTTATTAACTCTACTCTTAAAATACTGTGACACTGGATAGTCAGATCTATTCAACCAATATAACGCCCCTTGAAGATATGGCGCTACCTTCTCCCTCACAACTACACCATTCCCGACCTCGATGTAATTCCCACCGTCATGCAGCGAAATATTGCCTTCAGCAAGAGGCAATAGCTCTGTCGTTGGTGTAGCAAGTTCATACGTGATCTTGTATCCAGGCCACCCAGCAGCAACGGAAGTAGGAATTACAGTAACGGCTCCAGTATTGTTTGTCGCATCCCATCGAGTCCATGTCTTGGTTCCTGTGCCATCATAAGGAATGCCAAATGTTCCATTGTTCATTTTATAACCGTACATCATTGCCTTTATTTCTGTAGATAATGGAGAGTAATTTTCACCAAATCCTGATTCTACATCGGCTATGCTCATTAAAACGCTAGTTACACCTATGCCTATTTGGTCAGATGTACTAACTTCTGCTGTTCGTACTGAACGAATAGGTTTACCGTCATATTTAATAGCAGTCAATTTGGTAGAAGATGCTATCATGCCTGTAAGGTTGGGGAATGTGAATCGTTTGAATCCAATCCCATCATCAAAAGGCTGCCATGCCAATGATCCATCTAACACAACATCCCTAACAAATCGATTAAGCCTATACCATTTCCCATCTTGCTGATAGATTGAATCATAAACAGTTCCATCTATGCTCGATGCAGCTTGGTATGGAATCAAGACAGCATCGTCGTTACGCGGCTGGAATGGTGTGGCTGTTGGGCCTGTTTCAAGTTGCGGATTCGTGAAAGTAAAAGTTCCTACGGTATTAGAAGCTATTTGCACGTCTAAAAATATTGTAGTTGCTGATGTTGCAAAAGTTTTGTTTGTAACAGATGGACTTCCTTGAAAGAAAGTAACTGTAGATAAATTTGAATTTTTCTCAACAATGTTGTTGAACTGTCCCACACTATTACCTAAATTGATACTATATGAGGTAGACGGGAGCACAGGTATCCTAACCGTACTGTATTGATAATTTGCTGTAGCGTTTAAAATAAACTCGTAAGGTTTAGTAACGACTGTATTTGGGTGTAAAGTCCACTCTGTAAATGGTGGCAATAAGTTCTTTCCATACTTTTGAACATACACACCACTCGAATGCTGCACAGAATCCACATAAGGGAATTTTGCTGCAAGCTTCTCGCCAGTGTATTCGGGATCGACATCAATTTTGGCATATGTGGCAGCATCAATCTCATAAATTCGTACTCCATCAAATGATGCCGATTCTACTGTGCCTAATGGGAACTCGCAGTACAGGTTAATTGATATTTTATCGCTTGTTATTACTGAGTCGTATTTACAAATCAGCGAGACATTTATATTGGAAGTGTCAGTAACGGATTTTAGATGAGCCGCTGACCCACTAGCATAATCATATAAAGAAAGTCTAACCAACCTGCTTGCTGCACTTTTATTGAAGTTAGCTATTGCCAGATATTTTTTTCCAGATTGTATTGATAATCTGCCATTAGTGTAAATCCCCATGCTATTAGTGACATCTTCAACACGAGAGGTTACTTTTTGAGAATATAGACCATATGAATTTGTTGTATTGTCTATTGAAAATGTACCTGCTGAGGAAACTCTTAGCCATCCATCAGCAAGTCCGTTCGAGTCCTTGTCGGACTCAAAATTTCCATCGGTACCCAACAAATTAACCAGCGTATTCCCACGAATGTTCAGGACCGCAAAAGGGCTGGATTTACTTACCGTCACTATTTGCGGACCATACACCAAATTAACGGTAGTCCTTGCAGCAGCCAAGAGTTGCGCGTGGATCTCGCGGATCAGCGTCCCTAGTGTTGCCCTGGCTGTTCCGTCAGCTCCTAGTCTGCCGTCCACTACCTCAGTCGATGATGTGCCGCTTGAAGCGACTATGTTATTGATTCGCGTCAATAGCTCAAGCAATGCTGCATTTACATCGCTGGCCACCATACCCGATACCGACAAGCTGATTTGTGCTGCTCCATGTGCAACAATCGCAGCGGCATGAGCTGCATCAGCTGCCATTCGCTCTAGCTGCTCTGCTGAGTCTGCTGAAATCCTAGCGGCCTGTTCTTCAGAAATAGAGCTGATTCTTTCCGCGATTTCAGCGGCGATATTTGTGGCATTTGCTAAAATATCCGCATTGAGTGCTTGATCGTTATTATTGATCTTGGGATATGCTTCACGCAGCTTGTCAGATCCTTGCAGCGTTTCAAGATTTGCCATTTCTGATCCCCCTTTATAAAAAACTTGGTCGGAAAATAAAAGAAACCGAGCAGTTTAAGCCGGTTCCCGAAATACTTATTTGATTGACCCCCCTGGCTAGATCCAGCCAGCTTCCGGAGAGCTTATTTAATTTGTTCGTGGATCCTATCTTACAAGTCATTCGCTTGGTATCAATCAGCAGCGTATTGTTGGACAGCGATTCACTGTATACAAGCGTTTTACCGCCTGTAGACAGTGAAAATGTGCTGAAGCTCCCCACAACTTTAATCGTGGGGAATGCGTTCATTGTTCCAAAATTATTTACGTCCACAGTCGTCGGAGCTGAAATTGAAAATGAATAATCATCGCCATCAAGTTTAATATCTCTCTCTAATATGATGTCACTATTGAGAATGATATCCCCACCGCCTAAAGTCGCAAGCGAATACCGCAAAGGATCGTGAGCAACCATAGGCAAAGAAAAGAAAGCAAGGTTAAACGTACGCTCTGTACTGACAGCACCCTTGTACCTTGCTGTATAGGCTACATCCGTCTCATAATCGAATACAAGCTGAATATCTCGCGGCTTCCCATACCCATCAAAGATAACGGATGTAAATGCTTCTATCTTCTGCTGGAGTGTATGTCGATTCGGTTCTTGTGCCCAGGCTAAGGGGAAAGAAAATGCCCGCTCCCCTATATCTGAGCCCCAATCAAGCAAACCGTTTCTACCTTGTATCTTTTGACTTCTGTCTATAGTCGCTGGCGCTAGGGGATGGTCATGACCAGGCTGCATGATCAATCCATAGTCTGCAATAGGGACTCCATCCAATCTAATCACCTAATCCCCGCCTCCCTCAGCCTTTGTAATCTTAGCCTTTCAAGCTCTTGAGATACCCTGTTGATGTCCTGGTCATTCCTAACATACATGGTTTGGATGATAATTGAGGATCCTCCGCCAAGTAATTGTTCTGTACGATCATTCGGGTACACTTGAGATCCGCGGGGAAGATTGACCAACTCAGGCCCTTCCTCTCCGACCAGGCTAAGACCTCCAGGAGCGAAATTCGTTCCGCTCGCATGTGCTGGTACGGTTATTGTTGCGCTGCCGCCAGCAGTAACCGCCCCCGCTTCAATACCCTCTTTTCCGCTTTTAAAGATACTTGATATAGCGCCTTTGATGTTGCCCGCAATTGTTGTGATCTTACCTGCAATGCCACCAACAAACTCGTCTATTTTCGCAGGGATTCCTTTGATAAAATCAACAATCCCATTCACAATATTTTTTCCGACTGTCCCCGCTGCTTCTAAAGCAGTTGTTCCAAAACCTTTAACAGTTGTTACAGCGTTTGTGAACCATATTGAAATATCCGTCGGTAATTTCTTCACGAACTCGATGATACTATCTAGGATAGCTTTCCCAGCTTCTTTCGCCTTCGTCGCGGCATTTGTGCGCCATTCGATTAGCTTATTCACGGTGGATACAAGCCAATCCCATACTTTCCCGGGGAGCTCAGCAAAGAAATCAACAATGCTCTTGAGAACGTTGGTGCCAATCTCTATAGCCTTTGATACCATATCCTTCCGCCATGTATCGAAATCGGTGTACAGTTTGACCAACCACGTCCATACCTTGCCTGGCAACTCTTCAAAAAATTTGATTACTTTGGGTATGCCTTCGCTAAAGGCTTTGATCATCCAGCCAATAGCATAGCCTACTGCATACGGAATTTTCACGAAGAACAGATCGTGAAGGAAAGTTTGTATCTTGCCCGGGAGCTCTGAGAAGAAGCCGACAACTTTATTGAATGCAGCAGGTACGTCCGTGGTAAAAAACTTCATAATGGAATTCCAAATGTTAACGGTGAATTCCTTGATTTCATCCCAATATTTCACTATGGCGTAGACTAAAATACCAACAGGCCCTGTTAAAGCTGCGAGAATGAGCGGCCCCCATTCAATGAAGAAATCTACAAGCCAATTAAAGACATTGACCGCCGTTTCTTTGATCCATTCCCATGAAGCAGAGAGGAAAGCTGATACCTTGTCCCAATTCATATACAGGGCGATTCCAGCAGCTATAAGAGCCCCTATCGCCAGCGCAACCAGTCCAATAGGGTTAGCGCTCATCGCAGCATTTAGAAGCCATTGTGAGGTCGTCATGGTCGTTGTGGCCGTCTTCCATGCCCCGTACAAAGCTGTAACGGTATTGATAATGGCTTGAGCTGCTATCGCCGCCGTAACACCAAGCAGCACAGGTAAAAAGATGTTCATGTTATCGGTTACGAACATGACAGCTTTGGCTAAACCGTCAAATAAACCAATGGCCACATCCATTGATTTCTTGATAGCTCCTTCGATCTGAGGCATCTTCCCTTCGAACCATGTGGCCAACTCTTCGAGCTTAGGAATTATCTTTTCCCCAATTGGAATTAACACTCCGGTTTCAAACTGTCGCCCGATACTTTGAATACCTTGTGTGAAGGAATCGTACTTGATTTCACCCATCTTTTGAAGTGTGTCACGTGTCATGTCCGCATTGTCGTCGATATCTCCCAAAGCTTTTATTGCTTCAACTCCAAGATCCTCGAACATTGTTCCAAAGAGTGCTACGCCCGCTTGATTTTGCGCTAGTGGATCTTCCATGCCTCCAAGCTTTTCTATCACGAGTTGAAACGCATCGCCAGCCTTCGGGCCACCTGCTGCAAATGTTGCAAACATCTCTTCTGCATTTAAACCAAGTGCGGCGTATGCTTCAGCACTAAGTTTACTCTCATCCTTCGAACGAATACCAAACTCCTTTACCGCATCCCCCATTTTATCAATCTGGAAGGCTCCTGCTGCTGCCCCTTGAATAAGGGTATCAGTAAATTCATTTGCATTTAATCCAAGTTGGGCAAAGTGCGGCGCGTATTCATTCATTACATCCAGCAAATCCCCATTCTTATTGGCTCCCATCTGAGCGCCTTGAGCGATCAAAGTGTAAGCTTGCTCCCCGGATATGCCAAAGTTTTGTATGAGTGAGTTTACTGTATTAATCGATCCCTCAACATCCATTTCGAATGTGTCTCGAAGCATGAGGGCATTTTTTGTTAAGTTCTCCAGTTCCTCGCCGGATTCTCCTGTGGTCTGATTAACCTTAGCCATCGCCTTAGCTATATCTTCGAAATTTTCACCAAGGTTGGCATTGTACAGTCTCTTTGTGGCTGCAGCATATTCATCCATCTCTTCCGTAGTAGATCCAGTTTCAGCAGCCAAGCCATTCATTGCCTTTTTAAATTCGTCAGCAACTTGCACTGCCTTCGTCCCTATTGCAGCAGCGGCAGCAATTGCAACAGCACCTAAAGCAAGCGTGGCAGCGCCCGCAGCCTTACCAATGTTAGATAAGCTGTTTTCGGCCTCGCCTGACTCAACAAGAATAGATCCAAACAAGCGAAAAATTTCCACAACTATTCACCTCCCCGATTATTCTTCCGGAAGGCTGCAAGAATCTCTTCAGCATCCGTTATTATTTCATCCTTGGATTTTTGGTTTTCTACTGGAGCATCTCCCGCCGCCCCTGGAGCTTTATAGAACTCATGGAATGGCTTGAAGGTTTGTTTGGTCATGTGCTGATACCGAGATAGGTACATGTCCCAGTGACGTTGCTCATTTTCCTTCTCAGCAGCCTTTTGTATCTGTAAGAGGCCGCTTTCTATATCCAGTTCCATAATGTACTCCAGGTTACCGTAACGCTTCAAAAGCAAGTCAATCACTTCAACATCGTCTATTGACTTGCTTGCTTCAAAAAACTTGCTATGCCTGGGAGCTGCTTCAATTGATCGTATACGCTGGCAAGCTGGTCAAACTCCAATTCCGCAAATTGCTCTGGTTTCATACCTACCAAATCAGCAAGAAAAGCCGTGACTTCCGTTTCTGCAAGATGGAGATTTTCTAAAATTACGGCAAACATTTCGGTACCGACCTGCTTTTGTGCTTCGGCCGTACCCTCTTTGCCTGTTAAATTTTTCGTAGCCTGCTTCATGATTTCTTTGATACCGATCTTCTTAATGATCCGTGACATTGGGAATACATCTTTCATTTTGAGTTTTCTGATTTTCATAATTGTTCCCTCCCAGAAATAGAAAAAGGAGAGCACCTGGGCTCCCCTTTATTTGATATTAGGCTGTTGTAAATTTGGTAATCATAGGCGCGGCAAGTGAATTTCCAGCAATGTCCTTAATACCTGTTCCCGCTATTGTCATATAGGCCGTGGCCGCGGTTAAAGCAGCTGTTGGTGTAAATGTAACGATGGTGCGTGCTGCATTAAGCGATAAAGTCCCAGGCACTAGCGCCGATCCGTCGGCTTTCTGCACAAGGAAGTTCGAAGAGTTTACCGTAGGCGGTTGAATAGCTTCGCTGAAAGTCCATTTAATGGTGCTTCCAACGGCAACAGCAGTCGCATTGGCAGCAGGAACGATGGTAGCGGTAGGTGGAGCTGTATCCGGTGTAAGTTTAGGGTAATAGATTTTGAAAGGAACGGTGTCCAAATCAGAAGCGTCATAATGAGCCATGAAGGTGATAGGCAAAACACTTTCGCCCTTGTCCTCAGTCGTCAGTGTAACGCCTTCTGTATTCAGTGCGTTGAAAATTTGAATGATAACCGGCTTATTGCTGCCTGATAGTCTACCGACCCATGTAATATTGTCGATATAATCAGCAAGTGCAATTGTATTTTTAGCTGTAACAACTTCATAATCAGCATTTGTAACAGAATCTATAGAACCCGTCGAAAGAGCTATTTTAAGTATTTCCGGCGTGATCTCAAGCATATTAGCCATGATAGATACATCCCAGCCATCTATAGCGTTAAGCCCCTTAGCGCGGCCCTTTACCCCATCTACCTCAATTGCGCGAACCGTGGGTACTGCTTTAAACTCACCGCCTCCCCGTGTCGCTCCCAACAGCGTACCCGTCCCGCCCTGCAGATCGTAATTCTTATAGAACGCCCCGGCGTCCATGACCAAACGATCCGCAGTCCCGCTTGTAAAACCTGAATATTGTGGCATTTAATTACCTCCGAATGTTCTGACTTGATATACAATTTTCCTTCTTCGAATACGCTTATCGTCATCGGGGATTGAAAGTCTGTTATCCCGATAAATAACAAAGGCCATCCCATTTGTGCGGATGACCTGTCTTTGTAAAACACTGTCGATCTCTTCCATTATCATTTCAAGCGGCATTGTATCCCCCTTTGCCGGCGCATCCCATCCATCTACATGAAGCACAAAGTTTTCCATGGTGCCATCATCATAGGAGTTTGGTAGCTCGTAGGTCACATAAGGAAATTGCACGTCGTCAGGAGCCATCTCATAATACACTCGTGAGTGCTTAGCCTTAATGATGGATTGAAGAGCTTTCCTCATTTCAACTACTTTACTCATTGTCTGGCCCCCATCCACCATCATCACGGATAAGCCCAGCAGCTCTGTTCTCATTTTCAATAGATTCAATGTAGATCCCCATGATTCGGCGGATGTCGTCGATATTGCTAAAAACAGCATTCATAAGGATCGCCTTTTTTCTTTGTCCATGTGTACCGAGCTCCTGCTCAAATCCATACCAGGTATTATGCTTGATACCAACTATTAAATCGGTTTCTCTCTTTCTTGCCCAGTATTGAAATGATCGCATGATCCGTTTGGATCGCTTCATCCCTACCTGAAGCTTAGCCTGCTGCATGACACGTTTTCGGATCATTTTGCCTACTTCTCGTAAGCCAGCCATTTGCAATTGCTTGAGTGTGTATTGGGTGCGGTCAATGTTCGAGATAAATTCAACGCCATTCCTTCTAACACGGACTGTTCTAGGCATTGCCATTGCTTTATGCCTCCGTTTCGCTGCCGCTCAATAAAAAATCCGAATCTAGCGACGCATTTCCATCAAGTCTTGCATCCCCTCTGATTAGATGGCCAGAAATCCCCTGACAAACAAGTTCTATGAATTCACTGTCCTTTTCAAAGGTACGTATGATGTCATATATTCGCTTTTCAAACTCTAAGCGTTCTTCATCCAGGTATTCTTGTTTCCAAACAATAAACGTCAGCTCCGGTTTCAATCCATGAGCAGCTGCTTGATAGAATTCAGACTGCCGTACCGAATTTTTCTCAGCAAAGATTTCGCGTTTTACGGTTGTGAAAATCGGGTCGCCAATTTCGTTTTCTTCAGTAGTTTTGCTAATCAAGTAAATCACACTATCAAGTCGCATATCCTCACCTCATTGCCAATTGTGTTAATAACGTATGAAAAACAGGGGAAAATTTAATTTCCCCACTCTTCACATTCCACAAATCACCAACGCCCATGACGATAACGCCAACGGCTAGCTCACTTTCAAAACTTTCTGCCGATACGCCAGCTCCCTGCATAAATCCTTTTACTGTTAGAATCTTTTGTGACAATATACCGTTAAAAGCCGTGCTGCTCAAAGAGATATTCAGACCTATTTTACATTGGATGATTAAATCCTCATTTGTCATTTACAACACCGTCCGTGTTATTCGAGTCCTCTGTTTCTTCTGTTTCAGTCGAATCCAATTCAGTTGTTTCTATTTCTACAGAATAAGGAACTAATACAATAACCACGCCGCTGTTTTCATGCTCATAGCGCAGTCTAGCGGATAATTGCTCGTGTTCCTCATGCGATAGAGGCATTGTTGCTTTCCAAAGTAGAACCGTTTGACCTGTAGTACTTTTTAGTTCTACGCCATCAACCTTATTTGCAATATTTTTTTTTGTCATATTATCACCACCTTTTTTTAAGGGGCAAGGAAGCCCCTCTTACTATACTGCTGCACCTTTTTTAATGATTACGACTCCGTTTGGATCAACTAGCTTTCCGTCAGCAATTAGAATGGCCTTATCCACCCATTCATTCGTATCATGATCGAAATAACGGAACATTGTCATTTGCATATTAGAATTAAAACCATAGTTCTTCAGGTTACAGTACACAGCAACTACATCACCCGTCGCAGCATCGGCAAATGGTGCAATAACATCGTCTTCAACCTGAATAACCTCCTTACCACCAAATCGTTCTTGTGGACCTTCGGTAATTCCGTAATTAACACGTCCGATCGGCTGCCCATTGTCATCCACCATGCCATTGATGTAACCTTCGAAGGTTCCAGAAGCCATTAGGAAAGTAGCCCCTGCCTTATATGACAGCGGCATTTTAGCAAGGACCTTTTTAGCCCAATCTTCCCAATTAGCGAACTGTAGCGGTGACATGGTTACGATTTGAGTTGCAGGAACGCGCGGGTCCAAGGTTACACCTAGTGGTTTGCCTACACCATCACCTTTAATAACAGCAAGATCGATTGCCTTGACCATCGCCTCGACAATTAAATCCGTAATGACTGTCTCAAAGCTATCAAGTGTCACCGTGTCAGCCAAAAGCGAAATCGATACTTTGCATTCCAAACCGTAGTAACTGAATGAAACCTTCGTGTTCGCCTGTAACTTTTGTTTATCGGACGTTGGAGTTTGCCCTATCCACGTTGCAACAGGCTTCAAAGATAGAATCGGAACGTCAACGCCGCCTTTAACATTCAGTTTGCGAACACGGGCAAAGACTTGACCGTAGACTGTGATCTTTTTAATGATCTCATTTAGGATCGTCGTCGGAATTACTGCGGAAACATCTGCTGTAGTCGTCATTGCATTGGCTCGAAGCTCCGGCTTCATTTCTCCAGTCTTAGCAAATGACATGAACGCCTTTCGATACTCCAATGTTCCATAGAAGTCCTCCGGTTCAGCCGCTCGCTGTTGCTGTCCTTGCCCACTCCCTGTGCCATACGTTCCAAGGATATGTGCTGATCCCAGAGGATTTCCGCCTAAATTACCTGAACGTTGCTCTAATCCAGAACCACCAGCAATTATTTCGGGTTCATCGTCAGGCATAGCGTCCGTAATGCTGCGTAGTTCAGCAATTTCAGCATTCAGCGTCTCAAGCTCCGCATTAATACTACGCAACTCAGCAATTGCCTCAGCAGCATTGGCTTTCGTACCAAGCTCAGCCTTACGAGCCTCTTTTTTCGCAAGTAATGCTAATAGTTTTTTCTTATTCATGTGTTTGCACCTTAGCCCTTCATCAAAATTTGGTTTTTTAGTTTCAATACTTCAAGCTCGTCTTTCGAGTTATCCAACTGAGATCGGGCATTCTCCAATGCCTTCACCGCATTATCCAATACGGTTTGATCACGAGCATTTATGTCAGTCCCGGAGTAAGCTGGGAAGTTGACTGCGCTGACTTCAATAACCTTTTTAATCTTCTGGATACGGCGAGTTGGCGTATCGCTTGAAAGATCATCCCACTGTTCTTTGTCCACGTAAAAAATAAAAGACATCCCATCGATGTCTTCCCGCTTCACAGCACTGTATAATGATTTAGCTTCAGTATTATTTTCCACGTCTAAATTTGCTTTTACATAGAGGCCCAAGTCATCTGTTCGCAATAACATGGTTGAATTTCCATTGTTACGACGACTGCGAGCTAAAGGTATCTTTTGAAGATCATGGTTGACACTGAAGAGAACGTCATCGAAGTTGCAGCCATCAAAAGCGCCGCGTTCAATCACTTCGAAGAACCATCCCCCAATACTTGTCTTCTGATCGTAGATGGCAGGATGTCCCTCGATATAATTGCCATCATCAACAGCTCTCAAGTCAACTAATCCAAAGCTCCGCTTAACAGGATCATCTTTTCCTGGGAGTTTATTCATTTGGCTCATTTCCGTTATCTCCCTTTGATATATTATTTTTTCCCATCTGGTAGGCGTTTATCAGGCGAGTGTCTACATAGTTGAGTGATTGTGTGCGTCTGTCTCCGTCCTCTAATGGAGGGTATCCAAGAAGTGCTAACTTCTGATTATCTGTAAGCAATCCTTGCTCTCCTGCTGTCTTAAGAAGACTCAACTTGGCGCTTGTACTTAGGTACATCATGTCTTTTTGGTAAAAGACAATCTCATTCCCCATATCTAGCTCACGAGGCGTGAAGATAGTCTTTGAAAAAGCCTGACCAAGACCAATCACCAATGGCTCCAACGTATTCTCGTAGAAAGCCTGGTACTGTTCATCGGTATAATCACGAGAAAGAATGGCCATCGAAACTCCATACCATTCCAAAACGCTGCTTTTAAGGAATGACAATGTATCTTTGTCCACAAACTTAGGATCAAGGTTGACAGGCGTATAATCGCCCTTGAGATCAACCGGAAGAATGCCACTATCGCCAGAAGCGAGAAGCTTCTCGAACCTCGTCCGTTCTGCCCTTTGTGCATCATCATCCAACATTGTTGCTATTTTCAGAATGCCTCTAACGGAAAGGCTCGTCTTGATGCCTTTCTCTAATCCTTGTAGCACAGCATCATTAATTTGCAGCACCTTAAGCAAGGCTGCATTATCTGGCTGCCCATTTAACCCACCACCCATGATGTCATTGACCGAAAATTTCTTCCGGATGTGAATGATATCCGAATAGGGGATCGTGAAGTTATCGCCAGAGCGGAAATAAAGTTTTACGTGAAGTACACCCGCTTCATTTTGTACAAAGTCTACCTGGTGCGGATTCAAGGGATAAAATCCCGTGTAATTTCTTGATTGGTTTCCGTTTGGGAGCTCAGTTATTTCGTATGTCGGATAAATGAATACGTTGTAATTTAAAAACAGCAACCATACGACCTTTTCAAGAAAATCGCGTGTCGTCATGATCTCATTTGGAGCGAATTTAAATAGTCGGTTAAGGCTACCCTTTGGCGTTGCCTGCATACCACCAGTATCTGTCCGAATATGTTTCGGCTGGAGTTTACTTATTTCTGTAGCTATCACGTCGATACAGTTTTGAACAACATCGGAAGCATATATGTCCTGTCCGAACTGGCTGAATATAGGCACATAGCCGTTCAACATCTTTGCTCGAACGTATTCTTTTCCTTTGACCAACATGTTTTTGAAGCTGCTTAGTAAGGCCATTTTTTCACCCCGCTCTCTTGGCAAGTTCAAGGAATTCAGAACGATTGTCAATATAGACGCGATAGCAAAAAATCAAAGTGACCGCACCATCTATTTTCTTATCCTCTTTGCCTTGTACTTTTACTGGCATAATTTCCAACTTGTTATTAATAGTTAATGCTGTATTCTCCAGGCACCAGCGATCTAGCGAATCCTCGTTATAATTAATAAGCTTGCCTCGAAGATCCCTTTCGACAAGTTTCATTGGTTCGCTTATTGGAGCCCAATCTTGGACAACGCGCTGCATGTCAAAACCAAGTCCCTCCATCTCCTTCACCCAGTAAACTGCGGACCATTTGTCATAGCCAACCTTGTAAATTTTAATTCCGAATTCCTTTACCATTTTGACAAACCAAGCTGTCACTTTACTGAAGTCATTTTCATTTCCATCACATACCGTTATCCGGCCAAGTCGAATCCATTCTTTGAATTTCGGCAAATCCTCTTTAGGAAGTATGGCAAGTTTGGATTCGGGTATGAAATACTGCGATAAGGTGTATTTTTGTCCAGCTCGAATGAAAAGCAATCGAGCGCAAGCAAGGTCACCTGATTTGGAAAGGTCCACCCCTCCAATTGCAAACGAACCTCGAAAATCTGCGATATCAAATTTATCTTCATTCGCAATTTCTTCAGCAAGTAGCCAAGCTGCTGCATTGTTCTGCTTAATATTAAAGTCCTTAGCCAACATAAAAACCCGCTCGGCCTTGTCGTGTTGGGCCTTACGGATTTGATCTTTGATATATTTAACTTTCTTAATCGCGCCCAAACTCGGATTTGATTTTTGATGCGATTTCGGATTCTGCCAAACCTCTGCCTCGGAATCTTGCGTATACAACCATACCAAGAGTGTATGATCCTCGATTTCCTTCTCGAGAACAGAACGTCCATATTTCAATTCTTTATCCAAATATCCATCATTTACGAATCCTTCGGTTGTGATGTTAATAAACCATGGCTCATCCTTCGTGGATTGCGATTGATCAATAGATTTTGCAATAACGTTATCCGTCATTTCATTGGACTCATCAAGGATTGCCCCGTCAATGTTGCGTCCTTCCTTATTTCGCGTCCGATCCGAGATTTTGAATACTTTGCTTTTGTTCTTAAGATTGAATATGCCTTTCATGTTCTTGTGGGTACGTTTATCCTTTGGGTCAAACTGCTCTCGCATGTTATTAATTTCTTCGAAGATAATGTTTGCTTGGGCATCATCATTACTAGAACAAACGATATCATTGCCTCCTGTGCCGCACATCATTTCAGTTAGACCCAGAGCAGCACATAGCGTTGACTTTCCATTCTTACGGGCGATTAATAATATTGCTTTCTTGAAGCGCCGCAATAACTTCTTGGGAGGCTTCTCGCCGTAATAGTCCTCATACCCCTTTTCACTCCATTTGAAAGAATAGAACGCCTCGATGAAAGCTTTCTCCCATAGTTCCAAATGAAACGGTTTTCCATAAAACGGGCTTTTTGTATGCTTGCAAAATTTCTCAATAAAGTCGATCCGAAAATGAGCATCCCTCGTATCATATATAAAAGCAGGGTTAACCAAGTCTTCAATAAGATTATCAAGTTGCTGGATGAGCTCCATCCCTGCAATAATCTCACCATTTTTAATCGCGGTGTGATATTCCTGTAGATAGCTATGTCCCTGCATTTTCGTTTCGGATGAATTCATCAAACTCATCATCACCTTCAAGCCCGTTTTTGCTTAATATCCCGTTTAATGTTTTAATCACGACAGAATAAGCGTTGACGTTTTTTAGGTACTGTTTTGCAGTCTCAACCGGCTTCTGCAAGTCTTGATTTTGCGGATGGATCTTAACCATGCCCGTTATCGCAATTGATTGCCTGAGCATATGATTTTCCGCTTTCAAGAATGCCGCATCCTCAACCAGGCCCTCGACTAGCTTCGCTTTTGTAGGCTCTACATCCTCAAATATTTCATTCAATTTCGCAAGTTCTGCCTCATAAACATCCTTTTTTTTCAAAGTTCATTCGCTCTCCCTCCATTTTCAATTTTTTCGGTTTGTGTGCAAAAAGCCTCCCCCCAACGGTCCCTTGGGTTTTATTTTTAAAATTTGGACCGGGGGGCTGGGAAAATAAAAAAATTCAAATCCCCAAATCTTGAGATCATTGATCAAAATAAAAGCCACTCTTTTGAGCAGCTTTTAATGTATAAGCTATAATTTACTAATATCAAATGGAACTTTTTCATCGTAATAAAGTCTCACTATTGCAGCAACTATAAAATCAAATCCCTCACGTTTTAACTCTTCACCTTCATATTCTTCCCAATCCGAAGGATCATTTGTAAATGGACCGAATAATACTTCACCGCCTGGTGGAATTAACAAACAATCATCATTCCATTCGTACATTCCATCACCATTAACGTTTATATATCTATGTTTATACTTAACTATTCTTGATGCACAAAACACAAATTTCGAAACAGGGAACTCATACCCTTTTGCGATAATTAACTGAGGCTTTACAAATGTAATTTCTTTCCTATAATCTCCTACATAATCATCATGCTCATATTCATTATCAAGGTGATACCTGAACCAATCTGCTAAACTGAAATCTTCTTTTCCTTTGACAAACATCTCTTCAATGGTCGTGTTTCGATCAATCACCACATAGCCTGTTCCTGACATTTCAGCATACATATTTGTCCAACTATACTCTCTTGCGCATACGCTCATTTTAATAGCGAATCCTACTCCAGTGTTTTCATTTGGAATAAGCGAAATAGCACCAATTTGCTCCATTTTACATTTTTCTAGAGAACTTTTTGTAAATCCTGAGTTTGAAGCGATGATACCAAAGTGAGCGTTAACGCCCCTCATTTTAGTAAGAAATGCATCAATAACAGGTAAGTCCACTTTAGCTTTCCAATCCTTACACTCAATCACACCAAGTAAATTGCGTCCCCCTAATTTACCACGTATAACAACATCAAACTGCCGAAAATGTCCATATTTATCAACAATTTTTTCATCATGAGTCACTTTTGAATTTGGATCTATCTTAGATTGTATTGAAGCAACGGCCTTTTCGAACACATCACCTTTTCTCGACATTTGAGATCCCCATTTCCCAATATTCTACATAATTATATATGTTATCATAATGGGGTAATTAAGAAAATTACAATCGTTTGGAATTATGGATGATAGTTGTCGAACCATTTGTTGATGTACTCTTTCCATTCGGCTTTTCGGTATCGTCTATCCTCATCGATCTCCAAGCGCCTCATACATTCCTCCTTGCTCACATCACAGAAGATAAGCTCAGCGCCCAAGTTACTCACCAAACGCTCGCGCTTGTAACGATCTGCATAACCCCCGATAACCCAAGCGCTGCTCCACTTGCCAAGCCTAGTCTTAATGTTATCGATCAATAGATTGTGGATCCCGATTACATTGCCAAATAGATTGTTGGGTTTATCGTAGTCGGGCAGCAAAGACACCGCCGAATACAACTGATCCATATCAACGACCAAATCACCACGGCTCATACGATCACGAACATAGGTTGTCTTACCAGCCATCGGCGGACCGAACACAATAAAAACGCCATTGGTCATTTGATGACCGAAGCGCCCGTGAATCTTATTGTGACACTCATGATGGACAACCATGATATTCTCCGGATTAAGTGAGATATTGGTATCGTGTACATTCTCAGGCGTAAGCTCCTTTATGTGGTGAAGCGTCAGCTCGCTTGATTTAGCCACAGGATTTCCACAATACTCACAGCTCAAGCCACGCTGGTTAATGATGAGCATCCGGAATGTTTGCCACTTCTCGCTGCCGTAGAAGTTATGAAGCACCACATACTTTGCCATGTCACCACGCCTTTTCATTCATTGCTTTTACTTCTGCTTTAAGCTTCTCAATACGCAACTGCTGTTCTTCTTCCGTTAACGCTTTAGCAGCTACCTTGTATTTAAGATCAAGATACTTTCCTTTTTTGTCCTGAACCCTAGTAAGCGCATCCTCAATAGCAAGGATTCGCTCCAGCTTCTGAGGTGTCTTAATCGTTCGTTCGATTTCCTTCAGAGACTCTTCATAAACCGGAACCATTTCTATATTGCCGTCACCGTCAAATTTCGGCTGCTCTCCGATTTCTCTACGAAACAATTCGCTTTTACTCGAAACGTTATCGGCATCCCATCCCTCCAGCACCTTTGCCCTCAGTTGAAGCATACGCCGTTCCCTAAGATCAAGTAGCCTGATTTCATTTTCGATCTGAGCGATTGGATCAGTCTCAACTTCAAACAGCAGTATTTTTTCATCTGCTTCCAATGTATCAAGCCAGATCGTTGCATATTCGCCAGTTTTAAAAGCTTTCTGATTGCGCAACGGTCCGCCTGGCCCGCCTCGATTCCCCACAGCATTCTTATTCCCTGTAGGAGCACCGCGACTTCTAGGAAGTGGATCCGGTTGTTCATCCCACCTATCCAGACTCTTCCACTTACGAATTAGAGACGCGTTTAAACCCATCTCAAAGGCGATCTCAGAGGGCTTCATTTTTCTGCCACTCTCACACCAAATTTTAAATGCACGGTCTCTATCCGGGCTTCTACCCCTCGACATTACATCATCTCACCTACCTTCAGAAGGGAATTGAGTTGGTTTTCCTATTTTTTAACAATTGTTTCCAGATAGCCAATTCAGCAGCTTGGTTCATTTCCACCTAGCCACCACTTTTAGCCCTAAAATGGCCATTTGAGTTCCCCTCAGTGTATAGGGAAGGGAATTGAGTAACTTTGCTTAAACTATTGTGAAATATGACTAATTACATGATTGCTTAAAATCAGTTCCACATTACCCTTATTAAAGGGAAGTCTATAGCTCAAATTCGTCCATAGCCTCATCCAAGCTATCTTGTTTGATCCCAATATAGCGCAAAGTAATGGTCTGTTCGCTGTGATTGAATAGCTCCATTAGTAACGCTATATCCCTTGTTTTAAGGTAAAAATGATAGCCAAACGTTTTCCGCATGGAATGCGTCCCAATCTCTTCAACGCCATTAGCATGAGCAGCTTTACTTAATGCTTTATATGCCGTGCTGCTATCTATCGGTTCCCCTATAAGTCCTGAGTGTTTCTTGCTTCTGCCTGTGAACAAGTACTCATAATCTTGTTTCCCTTTAATGTAGTCATCTAACGCCTTCCTGAGCGTCTTACGTATTTTTATTTTCTTACGCTTTTGTGTCTTACCCTCTATAATTTCAATATGCGTACCCCGAACATCCTTAACCGATAAGGAAAGGATATCTGAAATACGAAAGCCGGTATTAATACCAACCATAAATAAAATATAATCCCGTTCGCTACGGACTTTTAAATAATGTTTGATTGCCTCCACATTGCGAATGTCGCGGATCGGCTGGACAAACTTCATATCACCACCTCATTTTTAGACAAAATAAAAACCGCCCTTAGGGCGGAAATGCAAACTATTGTCCATTCATCAGCTTTCCGGATATTATCCGAAACGCTGAACAAGGGACAAGTCAACCTTGTTAAGGGCATTTAACCCCACCTCATCATCACACGCCTGGCGACTTGCGCCTAAGGTTGATCGAAACCCACCGCGTGACCGAGTCCTACAAGTGATAAGGGTACAGTAGGATTCACCCGAGCAAAGTTCTGCTCTATGAATTCAACTGTACCCTTATTGTGAGTAATTCGTAGCGGCATCATAACGACATATAACCGACTGTTCCCCGTCTACTTGCCGTCATTTTACCGTCATAATTTTAAGCGATTCTGCAACTGATTCGATTCCTTTGCATAACTTCCGTTCAACCGTTCGGTCATCCATGTTCTCAGCAAAATGTTCAATAGTTACAACATGCTTGTTCCCTTTAATATACCGATATTCTATCATCTCTTTAATCTCTGCATCGATAATTAGGTTAATAGCACTTTGAAGATTTAGCACCCTATTTTTAAGCAATTGGTATACTTCATGTTGCTGGGTAGATAGCGTGTCTAAGCCGCGCCGCTCAAATTCCGCAATCATTGCTTGATACTTCATAAATAATTTTAAATGTTTCTTTGATTCTTTAATATCGGCTAACGTTGCCCTTTGAAATAATTCTATTTGATTATCAAAATCATTTTCCATTGCCAACAATCCCCTCATCAGAGGTTTTTACCTTTTTCGATACCCAATTGAAACCAATACCCCCTCTACTTATGGGACTTTCTATCAGGTATGAAAATCCCATCTTCAGGTATTCGCCTGGAACAACTCGTAGCGGCCCAAACCTTGTTTCTATAATAGCGGCTTTGGCTATCGGTGACACAGGACAAACCATTAATTTTATGCTATCGATCCGCTTGCCCGACTTAATAATAGGAGTTAGCTTCTGCTCGATCATTTGCAATGCACGATCACTAATCATATTCTCCTCCCATGATCTGCCTACCTAAGCATTGAACATTGCATACGTTGTATGTGTTGTTCTAACTGACTTGAATTTTCCGAAATCAATGTGATTGGTTTTAAGTATTTCGGTTAAAGTGTCGATAATCTTATCCAGTTTCTGATTTAATTTAGGTGGAGCGTTATGACTGAAATAAAACTCTTGCTCAATGAGAGAACGTTGCCAACGCGCTTTAGATTCACATACTCGAAACGATATTTGATCAACGTGACCGGAAAGATTCATAAATACGCAATAGTCTGTATGATTGTTCACAAGGACACACAATAACATAATTTCTGACAACTTTTCATTTATCAATGACTGTTTCTTATTCACGTTTATACCTCCTAAAATTCTTTAATATTCAAAGTTGCCCGTCATCTTTCATGAACACAATCCAATGTGTTTTGCTTCTACGATTCCCGAATAACGGTTTGTGGTCTATCGCTTTGAGGATTTCGCTAATGCTGATTTGATCCTCATTCCACTTGAATATGAGCGTGCCGTTCGGCTTGAGAACCCTCATGCACTCATAAAATCCTTGCTTTATGTCCTCTTTCCAATCAGGCCCAAGGCGTCCGTATTTCTTGGCCAACCACGAATCCTCACCAGCCTTTAACAAATGCGGCGGATCGAATACCACCATATAGAATGAACTGTCTTCAAAAGGCATGTTTCTAAAATCAGCTACTATGTCTGGACTAACCTCCAGCTTTCTACCATCACACAGTGTGTCGCTTAATTGGCGGTTATCCATAAACAGCGCATTGTCATTCTTCTTGTCGAACCAAAACATCCGACTGCCGCAGCAAGCGTCTAAAACGCGGGCTTCTTGCATCCCTTCCTACCTCCCATGTCCTTCCATATTCATCGAATGTTCGTTAGAAAAGCGTCATCTGTCGGCCCATTACTCCACTAGCGACCGGGTTAATCCAGATAACTTCTGTCCGTACGGATCCATTCTCAATAATTTGTTTTTGCTCTTCTCGTGTCCAATCAGAAAGCATTGATTCATACAAAGGATGAGTATAGCCAGACAAGATGACTGGTCCAGTGTGCGCCTGCAGCGTGCGTATAAGTTCAATATGATCGGCATCCGTCATTTCGTTGTCGTAAATTTTTCCATTACGAGTTTCCATGAGGTACGGCGGATCCGCATAGATCAAAACGTCTGGACGATTATATCTAGTGATTACCTGAAGCGCTGGCCGATTCTCGATTTGAACGTCTTTAAGCCTTTCAGCTACATCCATTATCTTTGTCGGTAGGTCATTCCATTGCTTCACACGATAAGAATCGTCTGCCGTACCTCTGCATTTCCATCCAGATATTGAACCAGTCTTCACCCTGATCGACTGCCAGCAGCGAACCAGAAAGCGCCTTGCTCGTTCAATTTCATTTCCAGATGGCTTATGTGAGTCCAAGTATTCTTGTCTTGAATATGGTGTCCAGTGAATTCCATGGGCAAGCTGATCTGGTTGATCACGAATCACTTTGAAGAGATTAATCACGTCACCGTCAATATCATTGATAGTTTCCAATCCCGAAGGCTGTTTATTAAAAAGAACAGCGCCGGATCCAAAGTATGGTTCGAGATAGACAGCATGCGGCGGCATGTGGTCGATAATCCATTCTGCCATACTCCACTTGCTGCCGGGATAGTGGAGTATCCTTGGAACTCCCATACGTACATCCTCCTATCTAATCTGAAACGGTTCAACTACGTTTTACTCCCCCCCTGTTTCGGAATAAGTAAAAAATTTCGCAACTATGATACAGGGTAAAACGATGTTTATCGTAGAAAGGGGGAATGTGCATGAACTGGTTTAAAAAATTCTTGAAAAACAAGCGATATAGACAAGCTATCATCCTTAAAGTGTTGTTAGGTATCTTTATCGCAACTGTTGGAAGGGTTTTGTTTGCTTTACTCATGGGGTTGCTATAATACAATCCGTTTATACTGACTGACTCTGGAAATGCCCTCCATTTTTGAGGGCTATTTTTATTTAGTAACACAATATTCATTATGTTACTTGGTTTAAGATACATTTCTATCCATGCTGACGAACTTATTATAATTTTTCAGGAACGCGAGCTCCACTGTTCCGGTAGGTCCGTTTCGCTGCTTGGCTATTATGATTTCAATGATATTCTTCTTCTCGGATTCCTTATCGTAGTAGTCATCCCGATACAAAAAAGCTACGATATCGGCATCTTGTTCAATTGCTCCAGATTCACGAAGGTCAGACATCATAGGTCGTTTATCTTGCCGCTGCTCCACTCCCCTGCTGAGCTGAGACAAAGCTATTATTGGAACTTCTAATTCACGCGCCAGCTGTTTTAATGTCCGAGAAATACCAGATACCTCTTCTTGACGATTCGATCCGCGGCCCGTCCCCTGAATGAGCTGCAGGTAATCGATCAGGATCATGCCGAGTCCCTTCTCCTTTTTAAGCTTCCGGCATTTTGAGCGGATCTCATTCACCGTAATTCCCGGTGTGTCATCGATATAAATATCTGCTTCTGACAATTTTCCAACTGCCATCGTCATTTTCTCCCAATCATCGCCCTCGAAATAACCACTCCGCATCCGACTTGCATCAATCATACCCTCCGCGCAAATCATACGCTGGACAAGTTGGGACCCTGACATTTCCAAGCTAAAAATAGCTACTGTTTCCCCCGTTTTTATAGAAACGTTCTGAGCGATGTTCAAAGCGAATGCTGTTTTCCCAACCGAAGGCCTGGCAGCGACTATAATCAAGTCCCCGTCCTGGAAACCAGCTGTCATCTTGTCCAAATCGTCATAACAGGATCTAATACCCGTAACACCCCGATTAGCAAATCTATTATTATACCGGTGCTCTGCATCTTCCCATACTTCCATCAGGACATCTCGTATTCCCACAAACTCTTTCGCCTTAGCTGATTTATCCGATATCTTAGCAATTGATGTTTCTGCCATCGCGACAAACCCTTTGATGTCTTGCTCCTCAGCCGCTTGCTTTAATAAATCAAGAGCAATTTGAATGGCTTCACGCTTGAGAAACATTTCCTTCACACGTTCCACGTAATATCCAGTGTTTGCAACTGTCGGCACCGCATTAGCCAGATTGGACAAGTAGGTTACACCGCCCACAATTGCAAGCTCCTCAGAATCTTCCAATTGTCCAGTCAACGATACAAGATCTAGAGGATTTCCAGCGTTACGGACGTGGGACATTGCCCTGAAAATTCGGGAATTCTTCTTATCGAAAAATTCGCCACCTATTAGCTTTTCTTTTACGATTTCGAACATGGTTTCATCCAAGAGAATAGCTCCAAGAATCGATTGCTCCGCGCCGATATCTGCAGGTAATTCTATGTCAGACAGGTTAGCTATCAAATTGTTCGCCTCGCAGTCTAGTTCTCATTGTTTCCCAATATCCATCAGGTGGCGGACTATCAATCTTAGCCCATTCATTCATGTTTGCCTCATGTGCAGCTGCTTGCTCCTTGCTTCGCTGGCTATCAAGCTGATCACCGAGACATCCACGGATATCTGAAATCTTTGGAAAATATTTATTTGTCTTCACATGATCATCCACATTTTTCAGTGCAGCGGCTAAGGGGAAATCTTTGAGTCGTTTGTAATGTCGCTCTATTTCCTCTTCACTTACATCAAAAGTGGGGTACTCTTCCTTGATCTCAATCATGAGGTCTATCACCTCTGCTCTGTTCACGCTGCCGTTCCTCCTCTGCTTTTCTACGTAGATCATCGAGTGCTTGCTGCTGCTTTGTACGTTTTGGCGATCCAATGGCGACCCCAGGGACTGGAACCCCGCTGGTTATGGACTCATCACCAAGGGCGACTGTAGGGGATGGCACCCTGTCAGTTATGGCTTTCCGAGACTTCCAAGCTTCCAAAATAGCATCTTCGTAATACGCAAAAGTGTTAATCTTTGTACCTTTTGGGGTTTCTCTCTCATAAATTAGGGCCATTACTTTAGCGATGAAACCAGCTGGTATTTTCTTTTTATCAATCATTGACTCCATCAGAGTAATGTCAGTGGGCTTGACATGTATGTCTAATTTTTTATGGATGTTACAAAATTCTTTAAAAATGAATTCGAACGGGTCAGCAATAGTAGTAGTAATAGTAATAGTATCTTTTAATACAGTGTCCAAATTTTGGACAGGTTTTTCATTTTTAGCCTCTAACCTGTCCATATTTTGGACTGCTATTTCACTTACACCCTCAAACCTGTCCATTTCTTGGACTGCTTTTCCACCTACATCCTCTAACCTGTCCATATTTTGGACTGCTTTTATTCTAAGAAAATCGAAATTCAAGATATATTCACCTCTCGATTTCCCCCGAGGTGGAGCTTTATAAGCTATAATTCCTGCTTCTGCAAGCATGTCACGATACGTATCAATGGTTGTACGGCTCTTAATTCCTGTTTGGTAATGCAGCTCTGTAAGGGTCATGCTAAAAGATGCGTCCCATCCGAGTTTCCTTGATTTACGCCATAAGGCTAAGATAATTGCTGTTCCATTCGGTCCATAGGTTTCGGGTCCGCTAATGTCCTCATATTGGTCAAGCAGGCTTTCCAGGGACGGTTGTAGGTACGTATCATGCATGTACGCCCCTCCCTAACTTGTTATTTTCCTTATTTTTTCACCTTGCGTCTGATAAGTTCGACAACCTCTGATTCAAACATAGGTATTGATCTCCCGTCAGAGTCCCGTTTAAGCCGTATGAAGGTGCGAGCGATTCCCCATGTTTCGATTACCTCGCCTGTTTCTCCGGATTTGGTACGGACGATATCGCCCTTTAAGATAATCACGCTTCACAACCTTCCCTCAGCGTGGTATAATGCCGATAACTATATTTTTGATGTACCCGATCAGTTGCCGTGCCAGGCAGCTGATTTTCTTTTTGTTAATGCCTCATACTCCCTAATTGCAATTTCGAGAGTATAAGTTTTTCTAAGGGTCTGTATATCTCTCTCCTTAGTAAACAGGTCTCCATTAACACATAGTCTGATCCAGATCATTGTGTCCAGCGTTTTGAATTCCTCTCTGCTTGCAGCTCCAGCAGCATCAATCTCGCTGCCTTGCTCATGCATAACCATATCTCTGGGACTATTTTCAAGGATCTCACCCCCTCTCGGGAAAACCACGTAGTAATCGAGATTGTAACTTGCAACCGCGTTTCCCTCTTGAACAAAAACTCTGTTACCTTCCGACCTCAAAATCTTGCCTGTAATAATCTTCCTCATAGAGCTGGCTCCACTACTCCTAAGTGAAAAAGCGCCGTGTCAATACTGTGGATGGCTTGGGTAAGCTCAGTCATATCCTCAAACGTGCTGTTATGGCGGTTTAAGTACAATTTGGTTAGTTCCGCTTTCTGCCTCGCCTTTTCAAGGGCTGAGATAAGATCATCCTTGCGCTTTTTGTCGTGTCTATTCAAAATTCTCACCCCTTCATCCTTTCTTCGAATAGTTCTCTTTAACTTGCGAATCAATCCAACAGTCAATGTCAGTCTGTCTGAAATGAATTTGTCCGCGAATCCGGAAAGATGGGATTTGCTCATCCTTGACCATCCGCCGCAAAGTCGCTTCGGAAATGTTTAGGTATTTTGCAGCCTGATGCAGTGTAAACACGTTGGCATATAGGCGCTTTTCGATGATTGGCATAATTTCAGCAAGTAATTCCTCTTTCGTCGCACTTTTAACGTCTTGCCGGATTGCTTGGATAAAATCGGTTGTTGTCAAAATTACATCCCCTTTCTCCTACCGCCCGAAAACTCAGGCGGTGTTTTGTTCTCTTGGTTCAAACAAATATTCAACTGAGCAGGAAGGAAAAAATAACTGACGTATTTTTGAAACTTCTGTCCATGTAAACTCTGTTTTTCCTAAAAGCTTACTTCCCAAGGTTCTCTCATTAATTTTTAAAACTTCGGCCATTGCAGCAATTGTCAAATTTTTTCTAGCCATTTCTGCTCGTATATTAGGAAACATGTCGCCCCTCCTTTCTACGTTGCATGGTAGTTATGTTTCATAATATATACGTTACAACGTAGTTTGTCAACTGATTTTATCGAACAAAATACCATGGGACGTAATATATACCTTTACAATGTATCATTTGTGTATTAATATGTAAGAGAAACTACGTTGGAGGGTAAAAAAATGACGGTAACTGATAGATTGGTCGAACTTATGAAAGAAAGAGGAATAAACCGCTCTGAATTATCAAAAGGGGCAGGTATTCCTTATACAACAATCGTTGCATTATTCGAAAAAGGCGCCGATAATATTAAACTGTCAACAATGCGAAAACTAGCTTCCTTTTTCAACGTTAAACTGGATGATTTAGTGGATGGTGAAATTGTACAAGAACATCGTGATAATGAGTTATCAGACGAAGATATAATAACAATGGCTGCACATCGGATAGGTCATCAAGGAGATCTCTCCGAACAAGAAATGGAGAAAATAAAACTTGCAATGAGAATTGCGCTCGCAAAAAAATAAAAAAACGGAGGTCACATGTACGAACGGTTATTACGATTAGTCCCTATACCCATTAACGAAAAAGCTGACCTTCCAGATGGTATGAAAGGACTCTATCTTAAAACAACTACAGGAGAAGCAATACTACTTAGCTGTCTCATTGATACACAAAATGAAAAAACATGTATTTTGGGAGAAGAAGTAGGGCACTATTACACTTCTGTAGGGAACATTTTGGATCAAAAATCACTTCAAAATCGCAAACAAGAATTACGAGCGAGGACTTGGGCTTATAAAGAACTTTTCCATCTTGAAAAAATTATACAAGCTCATAAAATCGGTGTTAGGAATAAACATGAGTTAGCCATTTTTATGGAGATAACTGAGGACTTTTTAGAATCAGCACTTAAGCGTTATCAAGAAATATATGGATTATTTTTTATATTTGATGTTCAGCATACTATTTGTTTTGAACCTTTAGGAGTTCTCGAAATGTTTGATTTCATCTAACTTCGCACGTCTTCAGCCGTGGGGCTGTTTACTTATAAATAAAAAAGAACATACGTTCGAAAGGAGGTGTTTGTTTTGATTGTTTTCTATTAGTTTATGATATTTATTTAAAAAAGGAGTGAACTGCCATGCCTAGCATCGAACAGCGTGGTCCCCGATCCTGGCGGCTAATCGTCGAGAACGGTTACAAACCCAACGGTCAACGGAATCAAGAGAAAATAACAATAACTGTAGATGACAAAGCCCTGCTCAAAACTTCGAGAAAACTACAAGACCACCTTGAATTAGAACTGCGTAAATTTCAAATGCAAGTTGAGTCAGGGGAGTACATTAAACCAGGCAGAGTAACTTTTGATCAATTCGTAGAACAAACATGGAAGAAAGATTATGCAGAAAGCAATCTTGGAAAGTTCACACGAAAAAATTATTATGCATCGATTAGATCACAGCTCAGTCCGGAATTTGGCCATATGGAAATCGGTAAAATTAAGACTATGCATATAGTTAAATACATGACTAAACTCCGAACTCCTGAAGGCCGCAAAGACGGCAAAAGCAAGCCTTTGGCTACAAATACCTTATTGAACATATACACAGCCTTAAAATCTATTTTTGATGCTGCAAAAAAGTGGAATTTCATTTCCGTTAATCCTATTCTCGGTGTCGATAGGCCAACCACCAGTAAAAAAGAGAAACGTGAAATGAAATTAAGAAAAAAATCCTTTACACCAGATGAAGCTAGACAAGCTATTTTAGTACTTGGTGAGGAACCAGAACACTGGCGTCTATACTTCATCGGCGTATTACTTGGAGGATTTCGCCGCGGCGAAATGTTAGCCGTGGAATGGTCAACTGTTGATTTTGTTGCTGGTGGCATTCACATCGAAAAACAAATAACATTTGACGAAGTGGGAAATGTTATTGAAGATGAAGTAAAGACAGTAGAATCTGCTGCTTTTGTGCCAATGCCAGACTTCTATATGAAAGCCCTCCAACAGTACAAAATAATTTGGGAAGATAATAAAAATCAAGCAGGTGCTCGTTGGGTTGGTGGGGACAAACAATACCTTTTCCATGCCGGATTTGGAAAGGCATTTTATCCGGATGCTCCTACTCTTAAATGGGGAAGGTTATTGGCATCTAACAATTTGCCTGCTATACGCTTGCACGATCTCAGACACACCACAGCAATGTTACTTCGCGAAGAACGTGTTGATATGAAATCCATACAAGAGCGTTTGAGACACGCTCGACTAGAAACGACATCAAATATCTATACAGAAAAATCCGATTTGATAGGCAGGCATACAGCAGATATACTGGAAAAATATAATCCCCTCTTTGGGAACGATTTGGGAACCAAATGTTGA